GAGTCTTATATTACACTTTAAGATTTACTGCAAAGACATATCTGTTCGGACCTACCAAGTCTGCATCCAAGGATATCATCAAGAGGTCCACTGTCAGTTACCTCACTGGAACAGACACTACCAATACAAGAAGAGAGGTTACTTATTCTGCTACCGCAAGAGCACTCAAGTCTTACACTGATAATGTTGTCACTACACTGGCAGCAGATATTAGTGCAACAGCAAAAACATTTGAAGTTGCAGATGCTTCTGGAATCAAAGCAGATAAGTACATCTTTATTGGAGATGAAGAACTCTTTGTTAGATCAAAGACTGGTAATAAAATTACTGTTGATAGAGGAAGAGATAACACAAAAGCAGAAAAACATGTTGCTGGATCAGAAGTTAAAGGAATTGACTATACAGAAACAACTCTGCCAAGTGTTGGTACAATCGGAGTAGATAGTGCTCTGATTGAACCAGGCGATAACTTTGGATTTGATGGTGGATTTATTTGATGACTAAAAACTTTGACGAATTAAACGATACCTTTAATGTTTCGGACGAAATTGTAAAGGCTGAAGTTGTTAAAAAAGAGTTAGATAATGTAAAACCTGGATCGGATGATATAAAAAAGGATTATGAGTACACTAGAGGGAATCTATATAGTATAATCGAAAAAGGACAAGAGGCATTAAATGGTGTTCTAGAACTCGCTCAAGAAAGCGAAATGCCTAGAGCATATGAAGTTGCAGGTCAGTTAATTAAGAACGTTGCTGATGCAACAGATAAATTATTAGATTTGCAGAAGAAACTTAAAGAGGTAGAAGAAGAGAAACAGACTAAGGGACCATCAACCGTCAATAATGCATTGTTTGTTGGATCTACTGCAGAACTAGCAAAGATGCTCAAACATGGATTAAAAGAGGACAATAAATAATAAAATACAGGAGATATATTAACAGTGGCATTAAAGAAGCCTTCAGATTTTTTTGGAAATACTAAAAAAACTCCTCTTGATGAAGTAAAAGAGGAGTATATTGCTGCGTCTCCAGAAAAGATTGAACAGGTTTCAGAAGCATTTGATGCGTTCAAAGTAAATTTAAATTATATTCAATCATTATCTGATTTTACTTCCACCTTTGATAGTTTCAGAGAAAACTTAGAAAAGGTAGAGAACGTATCTATTGAAGTAGATACTATAAAAGATGAGATAAAAAGTTTACTCAAGCAAGAAGATTTAGATAGTGCCATGATGGCACAACTTCTTTTTGTAGAAGAATCAATATCAAAGATTGAATCTAAAATCTCCTCTATCAACGGCGAAACAGTTGACCAGATTAAAGAAGATTTTAAAGGTCTGTCAACTTCCGTCGAAGGATTTCTGAGTATTGATGTACCAAAGTACAAGAAATTAATCTCAGAGTCTGAGGTTAGAGTTGACGATAGATTTGGACAGTTTAAGAATAAGGTAGAAGAAAATTTAGTTACTATTAGAGCAGATGTAAACAAAGAAGTTACAACTGCTTTATCTGAGGTTGAAAAACTCAACACTAATGTTATTTCTGAAGTCAAGGGAGATTTTAGAAAAAATACTAAGGAAGTAAAGAATTTAGTAGAAAAAGAACTTCCAAAGTACAGAAAGTTTTTTACTGAAACAGAATTAAAAACTGAAGAGACTATCAAGAATGCGATAGACTCTTACAAAGAAACTATTGAAAATCTCAACGCAAAAGTAAAGGTATTTACAGAAACTGAAATACCCAAGTACAATAATCTTTTAATTGAAACTAAACTCAAGTCTGAGCAAGAAGTAAAAGAACTGGAAGAAGAAGTTCTCGCAAAGGTAAACTCTTTATCGGAAAAAGTAGATTTTATTTCTGGAGATGTAACTGAAAAAACTGCGGAAAAGATAGGAGAATTACAGACAGTAATTGATGAATATAAAGAAGAGATTGATTCAATTTCTAAGACATATCAAAATCTCTATAAGGATTTTAAGAAGAGAGAAATCAGTGAGAATGAAAAATTAGAAAATTATTCCAAAGATATTGAAAAATATTATAAAAGATTTAATTTCTTAGAAGAGACTGTTCAAGAGGATCTTAGAGAAATTCAAAGTGTTTTAATTAATTCTAATGAAACATATCATGCTAGTCTTAAAACAGAGGTAGGTAAATTTAGAAACAACATCTCTGAGCAGATGAAAGGTCTTGAGATGGACCTTACCATTAATGAGACGCATATTAAAAAGCAGAATGAACATATTGAGAACATTCAGGAAGAAATTAAAGAGGTTCTTGAAAGACTTCAGTTAGATAAGTTAGAGGAAAAAAATAAAGAGTTAGTCGAAAAAATTAATTATCTCGAAGAGACTATCGCAGAGATAAACGAACAGAAACTCTTAACTGAGGATAATCCAACTTTACCTGGAGATCCATCAACAAATAATTCCTCTGATCCATTAACTCCTCTAGATCAGAAATTTATAACTCTAGAGCAGTTTCAAAATCATTACAGAACATTCATCAATAGAATCCAACAGCAAATTGCCACCATTGGTGGAGGCGGTGCTGGGGTCATGCATGACCTTGATGATGTCACTTTTGATCGAACGACTGGTCAAGGAAAACTTCTCATTTATAATGGGTCCAAGTGGGTTGGCATTGCCAGTACAGCAGTCGGTGGTGGAGCTGCATCTGAATTAGCAGAAAATGCAACAGGAGTTAATTTAACATTAAGCGGCAACTTAAATGTTACTGGTGATATTACATATGATGAGGCAACCGCTAGAAATTGGAACGTATCTGGTATTGCGACAGTTGGAACGGCATTCTACATGCCACAATATACAACTACTGCAAGAGATGCTGCTACTTTCAATGAAGGAGCAATGATATACAATACGACAACAAAGAAAATGGAGTTCTATGATGGAACTTCTTGGACATCACTCCCAGGTATGTCTCTTGGTCTTACTGTAGCACTTGACGGTTGATAAATAATAAAGAATATCCACTCAGTTGAATGTCTAAGAGCGGCAAATGTAAAGCAGGATATT